TGAATAACCACATGGATTGGGGAGTTGCTTCAGGTGCTTCTTTCGTTAAATATACTTCATTAATATAATAAGTAATTTTAATAATTAAAAAAGGGCTGGTTTTAGATAGCCAGTCCTTTTTTTTAAAAAATAAAAAAATGTATAGAAGTTTAAAAGTAAATACCTTAGCAACAAATCCATTATTCACAACAGCTGAAGCAAAGGATTTCTTAAAAGTTGACACAACTGCAGATGATACTTTAATTGACAATTTAATTAAAGCAGCAACTCAATCTTGTGAGGAATATACTAATCAATACTTCATGGATACATTAGTGACACAATACAGTGATAACTGGATGGAATTTTATAGACTATACAAAAGTCCAGTTTCATCACTTACTCATATAAAATATTATGATTCAACAGATACATTGCAAACATTAGCCGCTTCAAATTACATTTTGGATAACGCTTCAAAACCTGCAAGAATTGGATTGGCTGTTGATGGGGAACTTCCAACTTTAGCTGATAGAATAAACGCTGTAGAGGTAAAATACACTGTTGGATATGGAACAGCTTCAACGGATGTTCCTGATGGTATTAAACAGGCTGTTTTATTAACTCTCGGAAATTTTTATGAAAACCGTCAGACTGTAATCACAGGCCGAACAGCAACAGAACTTCCATTGTCAAGTCAATATTTGTTAAACCAATATAAAATTCAAGTATGTTAAGTATAGGGCAACTTGATAGAAGAATTAAGATTTTATCTCCAACTTATACAAGAAATAAATATGGAGAGGAAACAAAAGTTTATGCTACTCTTTACACGTTATGGGCAAAAGCAGACTGGGATAGTAGCAACAGAAAAGAAGAATCTCAAGAACAAGTAAATAGAACAGATCTTGTTTTTTATGTTAGAAATTTAGGTGTTGAGATTAAAACAACTTACAGAGTTGAATATAATAGTGAAATCTACATAATTCATGGGATTAAACAAATAGACGGAAGAGAACAATTTTTGGAATTAGAAACAAGAATAAAGGATAATCAATCATGAGTGGGGTTTCAGTAGAAGTTAAAGGAATTAAAGAGATAGCAAAATTGTTTTCTCAATTACCTAAACAAGTTGATGAAGATAAAATTTGGGGGAGGTTTTGGAAAAAAGTAACAGTTCCTTTACAAAAAGAAGCAGCTGGAAACGCACCTATCGCAAAAAAAGATGTTGTTTATGCTGCAGACACCAGTAAAAAAATAGCAAGAGGAACTTTAAGAGATTCAATCCAATTTTACAGAACAAGAGCTTCCAAACAGCCATGGATTCATGGGGGTTATATTGGGCCAAGAGTTAAAGGAAAGTTTAGAAAAAACAAAGGGGGATATTTTGGAGCTTGGGTTGAATACGGTCACAAACTAAAACACAAAGGAAAAACAACAGAAGCAGATCCTTATATGGAAAGAGCTTGGAAATCTAAACATACTGTTGTTTTAAAAGATGGATTTAAAGAAGCGGAAAAAATATTTGTTAAGGCAGTAAAAAGCCACGAAAAAAGATTACAAAAATACGGAACATTCGGATATTAAATGGACATAGGAAAAGCAATATATAAAATTTTAAATGATAACATAGCAGTGTCATCAATGGTGGGAACAAGGATTGCTCCAAATGTAATGAAGCAAACCTCAGCATTTCCTTTTATTGTCTATGATGTAAGTTCAGACACACCAGAGGGACAAAAAGATTCTGTTGCTTTATTAGATACTGCAAATATAATGGTTTCAGCTTATTGTAAAACATACTCAGAAGCTTCCAAACTTGCTAACTATATAAGAACAGCACTTGACAGAGTTAATGGAGTTTATAACGCTGTAAATATTCAAGCAATTGATTTTGATGGATATGATGACGTATTTGACGATATGAGTGGTAGTGATGGTATTTATAGAAAATCTTTAAACTTTAATATCAGAATCATAAATTCATTCAATAATATTTATTCAACTCATTTTGATGGGGTTGATGATTTTGTTTCATTGGGGGTTACTGGAATGAGTTCTGTAAAAAATACAGGTTCAATTTCTGCATGGTTTAAATTGGAAACAACTGCATCTAGTGTTGATATAATACGTCTTTTTGAGGACAGTAATAATAACATAAGAGTTTTTTATCATGCTTCAAGTAATGAGTTGAGAACTGTTTATAAAGCTGGAGGAACAGCAACATTGGCAGTTTTGACTGATGTAGTTGAGGCAGATGGTTTATGGCATCACGTTTCATCAACTTGGGATTCAAGTGGGAATCTTTCTATTTATTTAGACGGAACTTTAAAACAAGCTAATGCAATAAGTGGAACATTTACTGGAAGCTTCACAGCTGCAGCAATTGGAAACAATGCTGAGGGAGGGAATTTTTGGAAAGGGAATATTGATGAAGTAGTATTATTCAATAAAACACTTAGCGGAACAGAGGTTTCAAATCTTTACAATGATGGATTGCCATTTAATCCTCAACCAGTTGCAAATATGAAAGGTTACTGGAAAATGGGAGACGGTGGTATAGTAGGGAATCCTATTGCAACTTATCCAACAATTATAGATGAAACTGGAAACAATAATGGAACAATGACAAACATGACATCAACAGACTTTGAAGCTGATGTTCCAGAATAAAGATATGGAAAAAAAGTATGTTATAATAAATAAAGAAATGGTTGAGGCGGTAGATTTCAAACAAGTTATTGAAACATCAAAATCAACTTTAAGATATAGTTTGGATGGGAGTAAAACAATTCTAAAATTCATTGGAGATATTCCTCCTTTTTTGGATGGGGAAAAGGTTTATTCTCATAGTGAAATAATTGAAACAATCAACAATCCAGATAATGGTTGGATTGACAAAAATGAATAAAATATGAAATTTGAATTAAAAAGAAGGTATGTTGTTAATGAGATAAAGACGCTAGAAGCTGGAGCGGTTATTGACGTAACAGAAGAAAAATATCAATGGCTTGAAGAAAATGGATATGGAGAGCCAGAAAAAATAAAAGAGAAGAAATCAAAAAAAGCTCAAAAAGAGCAAAAATAAAATAATTATAAATTTATAAAATAGAAAAAAAATGGCAAACGGACAATTAAATGGGACCGATCTAGGGGTGTATGTTGGCGGAACATTAGTGGCTTATTCTACTAATGCAACAATCAACATCAACCAAAGTTTACGTTCTACAACAAACAAAGAATCAGCTGGATGGGAAGAAAATATGGAAGGATTAAGAAACTGGGATGTTTCTTGTGATGCTTTATATGCATGGCTTGACCCTTCAGGTGGAGCAATAGGAAATGAAACTTTAAGCGAAATTTTTGCTGGTTACATTGGTAAAAGTTCAACAGGGTCAGACAACAGACTTTCTTTTGACCTTACTTTTGGAGTGACCTCATCAACTGCTGGTGATACAAAATATACTGGTAAAGCTTGGGTAACTTCTGCAAGTTTAACAGCACCTTTAGAAGATACAGCAACTTTTTCAGTATCTTTCCAAGGTAGTGGAGCTTTAACACAAACTATTGCTTAATAACAATTTTTAAGATCCTGCCTCCCTGTTTTCTTTTCTGAGTAGGGGGGTAGGTTTCTTTATTATCAGAAAAGACAAAACACTTAGAAAATGAAATATGAAATATTAGAGATTGGAGAACATAAGATGCCAATCAGATTTGGTTTTAATGCATTAAGAAAATACAGCGTAATGACTGGAGCAACAATGAATGATTTAAATAAATTATCAGAGGGTAAAATGACTTTCAATGATGCTTTTAGTTTGATTTATTGTGGATTAGAAGATGGTTACAGAGCAGCAAAACAACCTTTCCATTATTCAATAGATGACGTTACAGATATGTTTGATGGACATATGAACTGTATGGAAAAAGCTTTTGAAATATTAGGAAGAGCAATGGTGGGAGATGAAGAAAAAAAGCCAAAGGCCAAGAGAGCGAAGAAGAGCTAACTTGGCCAAAACTTGAGAGGATAGCATTCGGACAATTGGGAATGAATGTTGATGATTTTTATGACATGTTACCAAGAGAGTTTTGGAACAAGGTTGATGGGTTTTATGAGTTGGAGAATATGAGGCAAAGAAGTGATTGGGAAAGAACGAGATGGAGCACTTGTTT